TATTTATATAATTATTATAATCTTTAGTATTATTTCTTTTAAATACTAGAAAAATAGAACCTCTCATATCAGGATATTTATTATCTCTAATATAAGTTCCTACAAAATATGATAATGATTTTGCTTCATCTATTATCATTGGAGTTATAAAAATATAACTCTTATTCTTTGCTAAATTGTTCATAAATTATTTTTATTTCCCCATTCTTGTATATTTCAACAGGAAATTCCCACACATCATGTTTTATATGATATTCTAACTCCTTACTTAATTCTAAATAACCTTTATGATACTCTTCTTTATAATATCCTCCATTTCTTCCAAAATTAGTAAAATCTGACATATTGTATATTATCGGAGAAGAATAGTTATTTAAATCAGCTATAATAAATGAAAAATTCATTATTTTATAATCCTTTAAACCTAAATTAAATTTAAGAACTTCTAAACCATCTTGATATAATGATTGTTGTAAATAATATTTATACATAAAAAAGCTTTTAGGAAATTCTAAAATACTTTTAGAAGTACTTTTTAAATCAAGAGCTTTAATTGTTTTTTCTTTATGATTAATATAAACAATATCATATAGTACTTTATAATTATATCCATAATTTTCAAAGAAATGCGGGTATTGATAATATATTGTAACACTATCATCAGGAGTACTAGGAAAATATATATTTGTATAATCATTAGATTTTATATTTAATTTAGTATTTAAAACTTGTTTATATTCAGCGGTTGATAATATAATTTTATTACTTTTATTAATATCATAATAATCTTCAAATTCTTTAAATAATTCTTTAAATTTTTCATCAGAAGTTCTTAATTTAGGATTACTTTTTTTTAATTTTTTAAAAGCTTCTTTATGAATATGATCTATATCTTTATAACCTTTTTTGTTAAAATATAACATATTGTTGATATATGTTTCCATTTGTCCAGAAGGAAGTTTATCTGAATAAATAATATAATTTTCATCAAATTTACTATTCTCTGTTAATAAACAATCTAATGCAGAACCTAATCTAAAAGCATCAGATATAACATCTTCTTTTCTATTAAGATATAGAGATGGTGATATAGATAATGCTGATAAAGAACTATAACTAAAATTAGGACTTTTTCTGTAATGATCTATATTCATATTCATTATTTAATTTTTTTGTAATCTTTTCAATTAATTCTGAGTATAATAACATTCTAGTGTTATATTCATGTACTTTAGCATTATGTATACGTTCTTCATCAAATCCTATTATTGTACAAATACTATCTTTTAAAGAATCTATGCTATCTTCCATTATACCTCTTAAATATAATTCTTGTCCTTTTTCAAGTGAGGACATTATATTTCTAATATTTTCTCTATCTGAAGAGAAAGCATTATAACATTTATTTTTAAATTCTATATCGAATTCCATATTAAAATTTTAAAATGTTATTTTTATCTGTTATTATTTTTTTAAATAGTTTTGTTCTATCTTTTTTTGATTTTGGATAATCTTTAATCTTTTCTTTTCTGAAAAATAATTCTTGTTCTTTTAAATTTAAATTTCTGAATTTACGTATTAAATCTTGCACTGATTTAGGATGAATAGGACTAGTGTTATAATCCTTTTCTAAATAATTAGCCATATTTCTTAATATTTCTGGTAAGGATATATTAAGATTTTTATATTTTATATATCTTTTATAAAAAGATTCTACTCTTCCTAAGAATTGATTTGTTTCATTTTGAAGACATAATCTTACTCTACCTGTTGAATGGTCATGGTCTAAAGTAGGTTTATTTATCATCTCCATTGTTATAGGATCTAATTCATTTTGAGAAGATAATGAAATATTTCTGTATTTAGAAATATCTTTATTTTTTAAAAGTTTACCTTTAAATTTAAATATAGAATTTCTTATTCTTATTTTATTCATATATTTATTAATAATTTTTTAGTTTTTTCTAATCTATATTTTTCTATATAGTCAGAAATATCTTTAGTTTTTGATTTTTCAGGTATGAAAAATAATTTAATATCTGAATAAATATCTTTCCATTTTTTAGAAAATTTAATTCCAGTATCGTCATTATCTAAATTAAGTATTATATTTTTAAATCTTGAATTCAATTCTTTATATTTTTTATCAGAAAACATACTTGTTTCATTCATTATTGAAATAGCATTATATCCAAGTATTTTAAATACCATAACATCTTTTAATGATTTAGTTATAATTAACATATCACCTTTATAAGGTAATTGATCATATCCTAACAACATATCTTTATTTAAATTATTTATCCATTTTTTATTTCCAAAAGGAGCATATAATTTATAATGATAATCTTTATAATAATAACTATAAGTATTAGTATAACAATATGTAGAACTTATTATTTTTTTATTTGAATCTAATAAATGATAAGAATTAATTCTATTAACATTATAAGTATTTAGTGTATCTATGTTTATATAATATTTATTATTCCAATATTGGAAATCTTTTAATGTAAAATCTCTTTTTTCTACATGAATTAAATATTTTTGAGAAACTATACTTTTATTAGGAGGTAATGCTCCTAATACTAATTGAGAATTTTCTTTATTAGTACTAAGAGCATTATAACCTAATTTAAAATCTGAGTTAATTATTCTTAAAGATTCTAAAAAAGTACAATTATATTTTTTACATATATAAGAAAATATATCATGTGTTTCTCCTGTTCCAAAATCATGATATCTACCCTTATTATTGTCAAAATACATTTTGACAGAAGGATTTTTATCATTATATAGTTCAGATTTAAACATTTTATTAATACTAAAGTTTGTACAATAATACATCCATAGTGTTAAATCAGATACTTTTCTGAGTATATTTTTAGTATTTAATTCTAAATCATCCAGATTTTCTTTAATCATTAAATCTCAAAAGTTTTCTCTGTTTCTACAGGTAACCTTTTCATATCCCATTTGTTATTAGGATCAAAAGTCAATAATGAAGGTACTTGTTGAATATTTTCTGCAAATACTTTACCGCCTATGGTAGCTTTAAACCAATTAGATTTACCATCCTTACCTGGAATCTCTTTACCAATAAATTTAATTCTAACAGATTTGTTTAAAATCAATTTAGAAAGTGAATTTGTAAAATCAGATAATGTTTTAGCATTATTATATGCATCATTAAAGTCTGTTTCTTTTACAATTTTAGTACTAATGTGTTTTAATTGACCTAATGTTCTTTTTCTTCTATTAGATGATTCTTCATCTGAACCTGAATCATAATAAAATCTGTTACTTACTGTTTGTTCTTTACTGTTAGTAAAAATCATTTCAATAAATGATGAAATTCCTTCATTTTCGTGAAGTTCCATTTTTGAAATAAGTACTTCATGAATACCTGGTTGAATAAATGAACTTTGTGATTCAACAATTTCGCTTAAATTTTCTTTTTGCATATTAATCAATAATTATAAATTTATTTTTTTTAATTCCTTTTGTACTTGTACTTAAACCTGATTCAAGCATAGCTCTTTTAGCCTGTTCTTTTGTAATTTTGTAATACTCTGCTATTTGAGGAATAGTAAAGTTTCTTTTTTCTCTTAAAGAGATTAATTCTGTCTTTGATATATTTATCATATATATAATTTATTTAAATAAAATGTTAATTTATTATCTATCATTTCAGATAGGACTAATTCTTGATTTTTTAAATGTTCACATCTTGAACCACATACTACTTCATCATTGGTTTTAAATGTTATTATACATTGGTTATTTTTTCTATATAAATAACCTATTGAATCAGCATTAGCACATACAATACTTTTAATTTTACCTGTTAAATCAATACTCATTGGAGATACTAATTCTCCATTATCAGAAATCATTTTATCTTTTACATGTCCTAGTAAAATGATATTAGGAGCTAAAGTTTCAATAAAATTTATAACTTTAAAGAAAGCTTCTCTAAGATAAAAATATCCTGCACCATTAGATAATGTTAATACATTAGTTCCTCTAAATGTATTTCCCATAGCTGTATTTTTATACATTTTTAGTGCTAAAGGTAATACCATTTCTTCAAGTGCTGTTACAGTATCTAATGTTATATATTGATAAGGATTACCTGCTTCTTTTATTTTTTTTCCTATTTCATATAATTCTTCAATATTATTTGCTTTAATCTTTAAAGCATCTAAATAATCTGAACCATTTTCTATATCTATAATTAAATTATTCTTTAAATTAGCAAAAAGTGTTGTTTTACCCACTTTAGGCTTTGAATACACAATTAATGTTTTAGGATTTATAGCTGAAGCTTTTATTATATCTTTTGGTAATTCCATTATAATTTAGATGGAGGTATAACGTATGAGTCTTTGTTAGATGGTTCTAATTCATTCTTAATTTCATTTCTAATACTTGTTTCTTTGTTAACATAATCTCTAACATCTACATTTTCTGGAAATTCATCAAACATTCTTTTTTGAACAATAATTTCAATACCTTGCATTAAATTCTGTACTTTTTGAATAGTACCTTTACTATCCATTACATTTACTCCTTGATAATTATATTCAAGATAATAATTACCAAAACTTTTACTAGTTATTTTCATATATTTTTTATTTTAATATAAGCTATAATCAATTTTATCACTTTTTTCTAATTCTACAAATGATCCTGCACTTGGATTAAAGTATAATCCAATTCCAATATTATCTCTACTTAATCTATTTTTAATTATTTTTAATTGAATAAAAGATTGTCCTAATTTACGAACATCATATCCCATACAAGTATTCATATCTAATTTATAAGGATTCATTAAACCAAGTACAATATCAGCATCATTATATGGATTAGTACTATCTCTGAAATCTGATTGTTGTGGACTTAAATCTGCACCTTTAAATTTTAATCTTTCTGTACTACTTAAAGATTGATTAAATTGTTGTACAAATATAAAACTATATCCAAACATATTTCTTAAAAATACTGCATATTCTGACATTTTATCTATAACTTCTTTAGTACTATATCCTCTTTCTTTATGTAAATGATATAAATGATCCATTACTACTATTCTGTATTCATCTTCTTTGGGAATATATGAACTCATTCTCTTTTTTTCTTCACCTGTAGAAGTAGTATAATTTTCATATATTATTTCTCCATTATTTGCAGCATAATTATATAATTCATTATATATTCCTGTTGGATTAGAACTTTGAAATATGAATTTTATTTCACTAAATAATTTTTCTATATCTGGTAATTCTTTTTGTATAATCCTATACTCTTCTTGAGAAAGTCTATTATTACCCAATCCTTTAATTTTTTCAGGTGATATGACAATATCATATTTATTATGTATAGTACTTGTTAACCAATTACACATTTTAGATAGTTTATCTATTTCAAAAGAATAATAAAATACTTTAATAGGTATATTCTTATTTTTAGCATCTTGAATAGCATTTAATAAAATAAAATCTAAAAATGTACTTTTACCTACTCCTGAATTACCTCCAATAAGATAATATGTTTTTTTTTGAATACCAAATATATAATTATTAATCCTATCAAATCCATTATTTAATCCAGAATATTTACCTGCTAATCCATCTTCAATTCTGTCTATTAAATTCATATATTTGTTATTCTTTCTGAAGAATTATCTTCAGGTTCATCTAATTCTAATTGAGAAAGTAAAGTACTTATACCTTCTTTTTCAATAAAATAATGAGATGATTTTAAATATTTATAATTATCAATTAAATTATTTTTAATGTATTTCTTAGTACAATTTAAAATATCTTCTTTAGAATACTGAGGATGTTTCTTTGTAAATTCTTTCATTTTTTTAATACAAGAGTTTAAATCACCTCTTGGATTTCTACCTGGTAATCTTATATTAGGAAATAATTCTCTATATTCTACAATCCATGATGTAACATCAGGAATAAATAGAGATTTACTCTTTTCTGTAAGATTATTTTGAGAATCTAAATAATCATTCATTTTTAATTCATCTATATTAACTCTTAATAGTATATCATCATAATTATTTATATATTTTTTATACAAATATACAAATTCATCAGGAGTTAAACTATTAGAAATTAATATTTCTGAATTTATATTAAAGTTCATCATCTAATTCATCATCTAATTCACTATTTGATTCATCATTTAGATCATCATTTAATAACATATAATCATCTGTAAATGAATCCTCAAAAGATTCATTAAAATCCATTGAACAATCACATATTTCTTCAACATAATCGTTCTTATATATTCTGCCTGTTCCAAAACATTTTGGACAATTTCTATTAGCCATTTAAATAAAGTTTATGAATTATTTTATAATCTTCCATATCATAATATATAATATCATTTTTAGATATGATGTTATCTTTAGTACTTTTATTTTTATTTTTAAATTTTTGTTTACTTATTAAAAGTTTTTTTTTATTTTTCATAAATAAATTATTAAATAAATAAATCTAACTGTCTAGGTTTTATATTATTAAGTTCTTTGTTAACCTCATTAATATAAAATGAATAATTAATATTATAATCAGATATTTGTTTTTCTACATAATTATTAAATTCTTGTACTAAGAATCCTACATGTATTTTTTCTGTACTACCTTTAGAATAACATTTAATAAATGGATTTCCTTTTGTACTTATATAATATCTAGTGTTTTTTTGAGTAATATTTTTAACATGTTCAGGAATTCCGTTTCTATAAGCTATAGAATGTATTTCACCATGTGAATCTTTAGTGAATTTTTGTCTACCACAAAAATCATATATATTAGTATGGTTTCTTATAGTATCTTCTATAGGAATATTCCTATAAATGTAATTCTCTAATGCTATTGGAATTATTTTAAAACTATTATCTTTATGATAAGCTGGTTCTGAACCTACTAATTTATCTATTTCAAATCTACCTTTATTCTTAATTTTAGAATTTGTATCAATACATGAATAATTATTAACATCAGCTATAGATATCTTATTGTATTCATTATATTCAAGTGTAAATTTAGTTATTTTTTCCCATTCTTTACATATATTAAAATACATTTCTTTATATATTCTAGGTATTTTTATTTCTAATCCATCAGTATTTATCATATAAATTTGAGAATCTGGTATACATGATAATTTTTCAACTAACATACTCATTAATAATTGTCCATTTATTGTAATACTCATTGTATATTGAGGATCATAAAGAAAACTATTAACTTCATTACTTTTACCATAACTAGAGTTTAATGCTAATTTTAAAGCATCTGAAAGAATATTATTTTTAAGATTTTTAGCTTTTATTCTTTTATCTAATATATTAGAATATATATCACAGAATATACTACCTAAATGTTCAGGATAAAGTTTATATTTTATACCAATATTTGGATATAGAGATGCTACATCAGCAGACATTATAACATAATCATTATCTGATTCATAAATACCTGCTCTAGTAATACCATGAATACCACCTATACCATAATCTATTAATACATTTTTAAATAATATTGACTTTGAGATATTATTTTTAGTACCAGGATATATTATAACATCTTTAAAAAAAGAATGTATTTGCTTTAATTCAGGTGTTTCAAATTTAATATTATTGAATAATATATCTTTAACTACTATTTTATTTCTATAAGTTCTTTTAGATTTTAGAATATTTGAATCTATTCCTGTTTTTTTAATAATTTCTTTAAATATTATAGTTTCACCT